GACTTCATCTACAAATTCCCTAATGGCAGTTATATCGAACTATTCGGACTTGAGGATGAACAGAAAGCACGGGGGCCGGGTAGGGATATTCTTTTCGTAAACGAAGCAAACCTTATCAGAAAGGCACTATTTGACCAATTAGCTATGCGTACAACGGGGACAATCTTTTTAGACTGGAACCCTGCCGACTTCGTATCATGGGTGTACGATGTTGCGGACAATCCCAACAACAAGCGCATAAAATCTACCTACATACACAACAAGGGCAACTTAAGCCAAACGCAAATAGACATCATTGAGGGGTATAAGAACCTGCCCGATGACTTTATGTGGAAAGTGTACGGATTGGGAGAAAGGGGTGCCGCAAAGGAGATAATCTATACCAAATGGCAGATAACAGATGTATTGCCGGAAGGGGGAGATGTATTCTATGGACTTGACTTTGGATATGTTCACCCACTTGCACTCGTTAAGGTAGTACACTATGAGGGTGCAAACTACGTGCAGGAGTTGATATACAAATCGGGTTTAACTCCATCTGAAATAAGCCGGGAAGTGAAAGACCATATATCAGACCGCAAACCCGTGTACTGCGATGCTGCAGAACCTAAAAGCATTGAGGAACTTTACAGGGGTGGTATCAATGCACAGGCGGCAAACAAAGAAGTATGGCCGGGAATATTGAAAGTTAAATCTTATCCGTTATTCGTTACATCCGGTAGTAAAAACATCATTCGGGAGTTGCAAAGCTACAAGTGGAAAAAGGACAAGAATGACAATGTGATTGATGAACCGGTGAAGGAGAATGACGATGGGTTAGATGCGATGCGTTATGCCATATTCACCCACTTACATAAGCCGGCTTTTCAGGTGGCTGTATGGTAGGCAATTAAATCGTAATTTTGCCAGTAACAAATAATAACTTATGGGTTTATTCGATTTCCTCCGCCGCAAGGCAGCACCCGTTAAAACACCTGTACAAGTATCAATAGAAAGGGGTTTGATTACTTGGGACGGTCAGAATCAAGCAGAAATAGTAAGGGATAGTTATATCGGCAATGACTTGGTATATGCCATTATTACGCTGATCACCCAAAAGGCAAAAGTAGCACCATGGGGAGTGTATAAAGTTAAGGATAAGGCGAAAGCAAAGCAGTACCAGGCGAAATTAAACTCACCCGTTACTATTGACCTCAAAGAACTGAAGGAACTGAAAGAACAGGCATTTGAACTATACGAAGGCGATGCCCGGCTGAATGAGTTGCTCAAATACCCAAATAGTGAAGATTCATGGTCAGACCTTATTGAACAATGGGTAGGTTTCAAGAAGATAACGGGCAATTCCTTCATCTATGCAAAAATGGTTGGCGATGCTTCCGTGAACAAGGGCAAGCCAATGGAGTTGTATGTACTACCATCCCAATACATGGCAATCAAAGTAGATATTGAGCAATTCCCGCCAAAGAAGGTTGCGTATCAACTTTACTATGGGCAGTACATTCCGTTCAATACAGAGGAGATTCTGCATGATAAATACTTCAACCCCGAATGGTCAGCAACCGGTGGGCAGCTGTATGGATTATCGCCTTTACGGGCGGCATCGAAGGTCTTAACCCGTTCCAATAGTTCAAAGACCGCATCCGTTGCGATGTTCGATAACATGGGGCCGCAGGGTGTACTTTACATGGATGATATGCGATTCGACCCATTAAGTGGTGGCGCGCAAGCACAGGCACTTAAAACGCAAATATCAATGGCATCCGGCGCCGGCAAGCATGGTAGTGCAGCCGTATCAGGGTACAAAGTAGGATGGACACAGATTGGCCTACCTGCCAAAGACCTGCAACTAATCGAATCAGAGAAATGGGATAAGGAAGCGTTATGCTCAATCTATGGTGTACCTCCGGTTCTATTAGGTTCGCAGGATGCCGCTACATACAACAATATGCGGGAAGCGGAGAAATCGCTGACATTACGGGCAGTACTTCCCGAACTGATTGCCATCCGGGATAACCTTAACCGTAAGATGAAAACCGATTGGGGGTACAAGAATACTGATATATTCGTGGACTTCGATTTGACCGTTTACCAAGAACTCGAAGCGAACAGGGAAGCACAGGCGCAATGGTTGAATACATCATGGTGGCTGACACCGGAGCAGAAACTGAAGGTAATGGGTATAGCACCGGATCCGAACGTTCCGCTTGAAGATTATCAAAAGTTGTATATTCCACAGGGATTGATGCCAATGGATGACTTTACTAATCTGCCAGATGTACCGCCAACTATACAATAAATACCGAAAGAAATACAGGGTGCTTATTAAGAAGGAACTTGATAAGCAATGCAGAGCTATACTCAATGGTGAACAACCCGACCAAAGCGGACTGAAACGAATTATCAGCCAACTGCATCAAGGTGCAGGAATGACAATGGCGAAGTACAACTATGATAAGATTAGGCGCAAAGCAGGTATCAAGGATAACTTGACACCTCAACAAAGATGGGCGATAGTGATTAAAATGTTCCTTGATCAGGGACTGACAATGCTGACCGATGGAATTACCAATACAACAAAAGAAACTATCCGAAAGGTATTGATTAAAGGCATGCAGGAGGGGTGGAGCATAACGCAAATGATGACCGAACTCGAAAAGTCAGGTATCAATGCTTACCGTGCAGAACTTATTGCCAGAACAGAAACAACAAGGGCCGCAAATCAGGGAGCGTTGTTAGGTGCCGTATCAACAGGGCTGCAAACGGAAAAGGAATGGATAGCAATTACCGATGACCGTACACGAAGAATCCCCCGTGATAAGTTCGACCATTTGCACATGGATGGGAAGCGTGTAGCAGTAGATGAACCTTTTTTAGTGCCAAAGGAAAATGACTTGAACATACTTGGAGTTAAGTCAGGTGAAGAAATGGAATATCCAGGTGATAGCAGGGCAAGTGCAGGGAACGTATGTAATTGTCGCTGCACCGTTGGTTTTGAAGTAGTGAGAGATGAGAACGATATGCCCGTATTAATTCAGGGCAATCTAAAGGGGCCGGCCGGCACCCTGTGGAGTTTATGGAATAATAGTTTATTTTTGCAATTACAAATGTTGATAAATGAAGCAATATAGCGTTAAGGATATAATGAATGGTGTCGAAGATGTTGACAAAGAAAGCCGTAAGGTAAAAGCGGTGTGGGCAAGAATGAGCAATGTTGACCTTGACAATGACATTATCAGTCCTGCTGCATTTACTCGGACAATTACTGCAAGAGGGCCGCAAGGGAAGAATCTTATTTGGTCATTAGTTGACCATAAGACTTCGATGAAGTATGCTTTGGGTAAGCCAAAGGAACTCTATGTTGAAGGCGATGCGCTTATAGCCGTAACAGAAGTTATTGAAACGGAAATGGGTGAAGATATGCTGAAATTATACGAAGCAGGGTTAATCAATCAGCACTCAATCGGATTTAGCACTATCAAGTCCGAAATGGATAATAGTACCGGTATTCGCACCATTACAGAACTGATGCTCTATGAAGGTAGTGCCGTATTATGGGCGGCTAATCCCGAAACACCGACCATATCCATCTACAAAGGAATGGAACCGGAAGTAGTGAAGGAAACGCTAAACGGGAGATTGGAAAAGTTACTCAAAGCGTTTAAGCATGGCACATTTACAGATGACACTTTCTCCCTATTGGAGATTGAAATAAAACAGATACAAACTGCAATATCAGAACTCACCACTCAACCCGTTGCCGCAGCAACACTTGACCCGGAAGATAATAGCGCAGTAGTATTTGACGCACTAAAACAATTAAATAACAGATTTAAAACACTTGTAAAATGACACAAGAACAAATCGCTGCGGAGGTAAAATCTATCGGTGATAACCTTACGCAAGTACTGGCCAATAGTGCCAATGCAAAAACCGATGCTGCTGAAGCTAAATCCGTTGTAGCCGGACTTCAGTCTAAACTCGAATCAGTTGCAACTGCTGCTGAACTTAAAGAGTTCAAAGATGCTATGCAGGCACAATTCGATGCTTTGACCACTAAAGTAAAGAAAGGTCAACCCGAAGGCAAATCATTCAGCGAAGCACTTGCCGAGAAACTCGAAGGAGTGAACATCGAAGCCGAAATGAGAAAGAATGGCCGTCTGCACCTGGAACTTCCAGAGGTAAAAACAATCACATTGGCTTCTAACCTTTCCGGTGATAGCGTTGCCACTTACAACACTCGCCAAGCAATCCAGCCTAATCAGTTGGTTAACTTCCGTGATTTTGTGCCTACCACACAAAGCCCGACCGGTTTGTATGTTACATACCGTGAGGCTACTGGTAATGCCAACAACATCGCTGCACAACTTGAAGGTTCATTGAAGCAAGAGAATAACTATTCTTTGACTGAGGTTAAGACTGTAAATCAGTTCATCGCTGGTTTCAGCAAATTCAGCCGCCAGATGCTTGCATCTCTGCCATTCATGAGCCAAACCTTACCCCGTTTGCTAACTCGTGATTTCTTCAAGTCAGAAAACGCTGCTTTCTTCTCTACCGTATCCGGTGCCGCTACTGGTTCTACCACTACTTCTGCTTCTGCTGATCTTGGTAAGATTATCCAGTTGATTGGTAACCTGCGTGCAGGTGATTTTGCTGCATCTGTTGTGTTCGTTTCTAACGCACAATGGTCTTTACTGCTGAACGAATCATTCACCAATGGTTACTACATGGGTGCCGGTGGTCTTACTATCGGTCAATCCGGTGTGTTAAACATTGCCGGTGTACCTATCGTTGGTTGCAACTGGGTGCCTAATGACCGTGCTTTCTTGATAGACAATAGCTTCCTCGAAAGAGTAGAGGTGAACGGTGTAAAC